TTCTGTAAACAATAATGTTATTTTTAGAGGTGGTACTTCTATATTGACATTATCTCATGAAGGGACTGAGTGTTTGGAATTTCTTGTTCATGTGGTAAAGGTTATAGACCCAGATGCAGTAATTGATGCTACACAAGTTGATGTAGCTAAAACGGTTTTACCTGTGTTTGGCGATGCGTTTAATGGAATTAAGTTTGTTAAAACGTGGACTGGTTTTCTGGAGAATGGTGCAGCTACAAAGTTTCAATGGAAATTAGGTATTCAGAAAATAGATTGGGATAGGTTTGACCAAGGTATTGGTTATCATTGGATCGTGAAGATTGGTAATACGCATGATGCTGTTGCAATGAATGCAAATATGATGATTATGGAAAATGGTTACGTGTGTGCTGATGTAATAGAGAATACCACTTAGTTTATTTGTTGACTTTAAACGTAATGCGTAAGCGCTTACGTATGTAACGTGTGGACAGGGGCGGGGGGTATAGTATTACCCCCCCGCTTGTCCGTCCGTCCCTTAGTATCAATAAAAGGAGGAACCCCCTCTCAGTTTCTCAATGTCTTCTTCTCTTCCTTCTCGCTTTAGACACTTTTGCTTTACACTTAATAATTATGATGAAGAGGAGTATTCCTCAATCAAGCTCTGGTTCGAGCAAGAAGCCAAATACTGGATCATTGGCCGTGAGGTCGGGGAGTCAGGAACTCCTCACCTCCAGGGGTACGCCTCGCTTCGAGGACGCCATAATTTCGAGTATGTTCGGAATAAGCTTGGCACTAGGTGCCATGTCGAAAGGTCAAGAGGTACTGCTCGACAAAATCGAGAGTATTGCTCTAAAGGTGGAGACTTTGCAGAAGGAGGTGTCCTCAATGAAGGAGCAGCTCAATCTAAAGCCTCAAGAGATATCGTCGCCAACGCATTCGTGGCTGCCGTCGAACGAGGTAATAAAGGAGTGGTTGAATTCTCCAATGAATTCCCCGGAACGTATATGTTCTCCGGATTTAACTTGCTCAGAAATGCCTTATCTCTCAAACCCCCCATCGATCGACCTGACATTTCAGTCAGATGGATCTACGGATCTCCAGGAGTGGGAAAATCTAGATTGGCCCACGGAACTCTTCCAGAAGCCTATGTGAAGGAACCAAGGACCAAATGGTGGAATGGGTATATGTGTGAAAAGGATGTAATAATTGATGATTTTGGTCCTAATGGTATTGACATAAACCATTTACTTAGATGGTTTGATCGTTATAAATGTTTAGTTGAAAACAAAGGAGGTATGATTGCATTGTATGCAACAACCTTTATAGTGACGTCAAATTTCCATCCACAAGATATTTTTAAATTTGGTGATGAGGTCAATCCTCAACTACCTGCATTGTTGCGCAGGATTGTACTTGAATATATGGAATAAATATATATCAAAGAGATATTACTATTATAATGAAAGAGGGAGCGAAGCGACCGGTGCAGCCCGGGTGGGGTCGCCGAAGGCGGGGGTCACCGCCCAGAAGAGACGAAGTCTCTGTCTTTTGAGGGAGCGAAGCGACCAACATACTATATATACCCCATAAGAGAAGATAATTCATTATGGCTCGATTCAATCAAACTCGTAAGAGGTCTCGTCCTCAAGGGGGACGTGTGTTTAAAAGGCGTCGTGTTATACGGAAACGTAGAACAGGGAGACCTATAAGTTCAAAAACAGCTCCAGCTGCTTATGGATTTGTTTCTAAACGGTTGACTCGAAATAAAATAAAAGCATACAAAAGAGCGTTATGGACGTGTTCTACCGGAATGCAGAAGTATAGGTTAACTGGATTTAGTAGTACAGCTATTGCAGCTCCTGCTAGTTTATCTACTTATCGCAGTCAGGCATTTCAAATGTTTAATACTGCTACTACTGGTAGTAGGATTACATTGGCTTCTAATTATTTAAATGATGCTGGAACAGTTAATCCTAGTTCTGTAAACAATAATGTTATTTTTAGAGGTGGTACTTCTATATTGACATTATCTCATGAAGGGACTGAGTGTTTGGAATTTCTTGTTCATGTGGTAAAGGTTATAGACCCAGATGCAGTA